AATAAGGCTTCTAATAAATATGTTCAAACAATGTTTAATAATAATTTTTATGGAGAAGTTCAAAAAGGAATATTTAAAGTTAATTCAGCTGTATCAACTAATATACTTCAATCATTAGATAATGAAGTTGGTATTAAAAAAAATAGATTATTAACTCAAGCATATTTAGACAAAGATCCATTAGCTTTTAAATTGATTGGTTCTGAATTAAAAAAATTATATGAAGATAATTTAAAAGGAAGAATAGATGTTGATGAATATAATAGATTAATTCAAAACATACCAAGCGAATTACAAGTATTTGAGGTTAATCAAAAAATTACTGAAGATCCATTACAAGCATTAAAAGATTTAAGAAATAAAGATATGTTTAAAGATATTTCTTTAGATAAAAGAATACAATTAGAAAGAGATGCTTTATCTGCTTTAGCTCCAGAAGTTAAAAGTGATATTAAAAATTATTTTGCATCATTAGAATATGGAAAACCATTTCCTATAGATGAAGATAAAATAAAAGAAGTATTAGGAAATGATGCTTATCAAGAATTTAAAGAAACACAATCTGGTTTAGTTAAAATATCTGGATTAAAAAATTCTATATATAATTCTAAAATAGGTGAAGAACAAAGTATATTTGATTCTTTTGAACCACAACAAGAAACTTTTGCTCAAGATATTGAACTTAAAAAAGATTTAGCTTTTGCTATTCAAAATAAAAGAGAAATTTTAAAAAATGATCCAGCAAATTTATTTTTACAATTTGATGAAACTGTTAGAAATAACTTTTCTAAATATGATTTAGAAACTAATGAAGAAACTAAATCAAAATTATTTAATATATATATTGAAAGCATGGAACAAGCTCAAATTAATATGGGTATTCCATCAGATCAAATAAAATTACTACCTAATAGTCAAGCAAAAGGAATAGTTGCAGATTATAATAGAAGATCTGCACAAGAAAAAATTGGTTATCTACAATCTTTAGAACAACAATATGGAGATAATTATGGTAGAGTTTTAATGCAATTATCTGAAAATGATTTACCAACAACTGCAAAATTAATATCTTATTTTAATGATGAACAATTTGCTGTTGAAGCAACAAGTGTTGATACTCAAGAAGAAAGAAAGATATTAGATGAATTTGTTTCAACAAGATCTGATATTACTAAACAACAAATAAAACAAGATGTTGCTTCTAAACTAGAAGATTTTAGAGCAGTAGTATTTACTTCTAATCCATACAATACTTCACAAGCAAATTCTGAATTAGATAATATAACAGATACTTTAACTTACATAGCAATTAATAGAATATCTTCTGGTACAGAAGTTTCTAAAGCGGTAGAAGAAGCCACTAATTATATTAATAATAATTTTTATTTGCAAGACACTTATTTTATTCCAAGAAATTATACTTCAGAAAAATTAATAGATAATACTTTAAAAACTGGTCATATGGAATTTATAGCTAAAAAAGCTGAAGTAATTAAAAAAAATTATTTAGATCAATTTGATGTTACTTCTTACAAATCTGTTTCAGAAGATGTTCCAGAAGAAGAATTAAATCTTGCTATGAATTATCAAATGAAAAATAATGGAGTATGGGTAAATTCTGCAGATGGTTCTGGTATTGTATTTGCTATTCAATTTTCTGATGGAACTTTTGGTTTAGTTCAAAATAAAAAAGGTGAATTATTAAAAATAAATTTTGATGATTTTTCTTACAAATTACCAACAACAGATATTATAATGGATTTTGAACCACCAAAATCTCTTGAAGAACAAGTTGGGGGTGCTTAATGGCTAATATAAGTTTTGGTTTAGAAACCAATAAAAATGCACAAAGTGCAGGTTATGATTTATTTAAATCTAGTTTAGGTGAAACATTAGGTGCTGTTGCAGAAGATGCTTGGATTTATAATCCAGTTTCATCTATTTATAGATTATCTGTTTTGGAAAGCACAAGAAGTGAAAATACTGGAGAACCATTAATTTCAAGAGAAGAATTAAATAAAAAATATTCTAATTTAGGTTTATTTTTTGAACAAGATGAAAAACAATCAACTGTAGATATTTTAGTTGAAAGAAAAGTCAATGAAAGACAAAGACAAAATATAATTCAAAAAGGACCGAAAAGTATTTGGGTTAGTGGTTTAAAACTTGGAACTTCTTTTGTTGTTTCTGCTTTAGATCCTATTAATATAGCAACTGCTTTTATTCCTGTTGTTGGTCAAGCAAAATTTGCAAGTATGGTTGCAAAATCTGGTTTTACTAAAGCTAGATTTGCAAAAGGTTTAGTTGAAGGTACTGTTGGTACAGCTTTAGTTGAACCAATAGTTTATACCGCAGCTCAAAGAGAACAAGCTGATTATACTATGTTAGATAGTTTTTTAGCTATTTCATTTGGTACTGTTCTTGGTGGTGGACTCCATGTTGGTGCTGGTAGGTTAAAAGATTTTAGAACAAAAAGAAATTTTTTAAAAAGAATAGAAGAAGCAAGAAAAATTGGAGATATAAAAGATGGGGAAACTCCAGAATTTAATTTATATAAAGAATATTATCCAGAAAATTCAAGAATAATGAAAGAACTTGAAGAAATAGATCCAGCATTAAGAAGGTTATTATTACAAAAAGCATTAGGAGACTTAACAACAGAATCACCAGTTAATGTTAAAGATATTGCTGATACTGATCCTAAATTAAGAAATTCACAAATAGATCAAAAAATTATTGAAGATTATAGAAAACAAATAAATGAAGAAAGTGTAGAAAATTATAAACAAAAAATTGAAGTTCAAAAAAAAATTCAATCTTTAGAAAAAAGAGATCCTAAAAGAAAATTAAAATATATTAAAACTTTACCAGAGCTTAAAAAATTAAGACAAAAGTTAAAAGAATTAGAAGCTAAAGAAAAAAATTTAGTAGAACAATTAACAAATGAAACTAAATTAATTGATGAAAAGATTGGACCAATAAAAAAACAAATTATTAATGAAGATCAAGGAAGAAGATCTATTAAAACATTTGACCAAAGAGAATTAGAAAGATTTGATGAAATTAAAAATTCTAAACCTATTGAACAAAAAACTTTTGATAAAGAGAATTTAGATTTAGAAGAACAATTAAATAATATTAAATCGAGACAAAAAAATTTAGACATTGAAGAAAGTGAAGAATTAATTAATTCAAGAAAAGAAGTTGAAGAATTTAATCAAAGAAGAAATGAAATTAGACAAGCAATTAAAGATGGTATCAACTGTATTAATAATAGGTAATTATGGCAAAAGATAAATGTATAATTAGAATAGAAGATACTTTAAAAAGATCATCAGTAGAAAGATCAAAAGCTGATGAAATAATTGAAGAAATAAAGAAAGCTCAAAGAGAAGTTAATCTTCAAAATTTAGATGATGATTTAGTAGATCAATTAGCTAATGAAGTTTTAAAAAGACAAGAAATACAAAAAAAAATTAATCAAAGAAATAATATAGAAAATGAAATAAAAATAAGAGAAGTAGTTGATTATGTTTTAAAAGAATTTTCTGATGATCCTGTTGAAGGATTAAAAGCTGTATTAGTTGGTAGTAATTTACAAAAAGCAGGATCAAGAGCTTCTGTAGCACTTGCACAACTTTCTCAATATAGACAAATTGTAGTTTCATTTAATGAAAAATTAAGACAAAAAAATTTAGAAGAAATTTTTGCAAATGCAAATGAAGATATTGATAGAAGAATATCAAGAACTATTTGGCAAATTAGTAAAAAAGAAACCATTACAGAAAAACAAAAAGATATTATTGAACTTGCAAAACTTATAGATGAATATTCAGAAACAATTAGAAAAAAATATAATAATTATGGTGCTAATATTGGAAAACTTCCAGGTTGGATTGTAAGACAATCACATGATCCATTTCAACTTAGAAATGCTTTAGATGTTTTAAATTTAAAAAATAATACTAACACAAAAGAAATAAATGGAACATCAGAAAGAAACTTTAATGCTTGGAGAGAATATATTAAAGATAAATTAGATGAAAAAACATTTGAAGGATATGATGGTGATAGAGATGAATTTTTACATTATGTTTATCATTCTTTAATTAGAAACGATCATCAAATAACAAATGGTATTAGTGGTTCTTATGGAACTAGAGATTTAACAAAAAAAATAAATGCTAAAAGAGTTTTACATTTTAAAACAGCAGATGATTGGTTTGATTATAATTCTAAATTTGGTGGTGGTAATTTAAGAGAATCTTTATTTGCTGGATTTAATTATGCTGGAAGAAATATTGGTATTATGAGTATGCTTGGTACTAAACCTCAAGAAAATTTTAAAAAAATATCAAAATTATTAGTAAGAAATTTAATTAAAAATAAAATGGGTGATAAAGCAGATGATGTAAGTGTTTTTACTAAAGAACAAGGTTCATATGAAAAATATATGGCAGAAATAGATGGCTCTGTAAATTCAATAGTAAAATTTGGTGCTGCAAGATGGAGTGGTATTACAAGATCTATTTTATCTATGGCTAAATTAGGTGGTGCAGTAGTTTCTGCTATTGCAGATATTCATTTATATGGAAGAGAGTTAAGTTATCAAGGAAGATCTTATCTTGGTGGAGTAACTGAAGCTCTTGGCAGACTTGCAAAAATAAAAAATTCGAAACAAAAACAAGCTATAGCAGAACAACTTGGTTTTATATCTGATAATGTTATTTATGATTTAGCTGCAAGATATTCAGTTGGTGATACATTAAATAAATCTTTTACTAAAATTCAAAGAACTTTCTTTAAATTAAATTTACTACAATGGTGGACTAATAGTTTAAAAGAGGGTGCAATGTTAGGCATGGGAAATCACATAGCTAAACAAAGATCAATATCTTTTAAAAATTTAGATGATGGTACTAAAAGAATATTTAATCATTTTGGTGTTACAGAAAAAATATGGGAAACAATAAGAAAATTAGATGTTGAAAAAGCTGATGATGGTAAAGAATTTTTTTCAGTTAGAAACATAGATAAATTAACAGATAATCAAATAAAAGATTTATCTGGTTTAGAAAAAATGTCAGAAAGACAAATAGAAATATTTAAAGATAATTTAAAAACTAAAATATCTGGTGTATTTTTAGATAGATCTAGTTTTGCAGTTATTGAACCAGATGCTAGAACTAGAGCTTTTATGAAAGGTGGTTATGCTGCTGGAACTCCAACTGGAGAAGCAATGAGATTTATATTTCAATTTAAAGCATTTCCTATTGCTATACTACAAAAAGCATTGGGTAGAGAATTGTCATTTTATGGTGCTGGACAAAAAGGTAGAGCAATGTGGGGTATTGCAAGTTTAATCGTTGGATCTGGTATTTTTGGATATATCTCTATGACAGCAAAAGATTTATTAAAAGGTAAATCGCCTAAAGATCCTAAAAAAATTAAAACATTTTATAATGCTATGCTTCAAGGTGGTGGACTAGGTATATATGGAGATTTTTTATTTTCAGAAAGCTATAGTGGATATGATGTATTAGCTACTGCTGGTGGACCAGCTGCAACTGAATTTGCTAAAGTTGCCAATGCGTTAAGATATGCTGTTAAAGGTGAAATTAGTAATTCTGGAAAACAAGCCTATAAATCTATAGTTGGAAATATACCATTTTTAAATTTATTTTACTTAAAAACTGCTTTTGATTATGCTATAGGTTATCAAATCATGGAAAGTATATCTCCAGGATATTTAAGAAGAATGGAGAAAAGAATGAAGAAAGAAACTGGACAAGAATTTTTATTGACTAAGCCTTCTTTATTATTTAAAGGATTTTAAATATGACAATATCTTCAACTACAGTAAAGAACTCATACGCAGGTAATGGTACTCTTGACACCTTTAACTACACCTTCAAGATATTTGCCAATACAGATTTACAAGTTATTATTAGGGATGCGACAGCTACTGAAACAGTAAAAACTTTAACTACACATTATACAGTTACAGGTGCAGGTTCT